AGAAACAGTGTCATCATTTGCGACCTCGCTTGAATTTATTGCGTTTCAGTAACTCCACTTCAGCGCGCAGACGTTGGTTTTCTGTTTTCAGTGTCGTACCGGCTTTAATTTTTGAGATTGCGATAACCTCTGATTTCACTCGCGCAAGCTCTGCGTTCTTCGCTCCAATTTCCGCTTGCAGTTCTTCGATTTTCTGCGTTTGCGTGGTCATTTTTGCCATCAAGCCATTGGAAGTGCGTTTTTCTTCGTTCAGACGGCTGATTGTTTCCGACAGGTTCGCGCTGACCATTTCCGCCGCCTTTTCCATTTCGGCTTTTTCGGATTTCATAGCTGCGTTTTCCTACTCCAGCTTGTGAATCATGTTGGTGTACATTGCTAGCGCGACATCGTAGCTTTCAGTCGTTGCCATGTAGGTTTGTTTAGGCACGCCGCCCAATCTGTGAATTAACCAGTTTTTCATTTTCGTTCCCCTTTTTAAAAATAACTGACAATGTCTTTAATCAAATCTGACGGAATAGACGACCTGACGATTCCCCTATTCCCTTTCCAGTCTTGAAACGCAAACTTCGCCTTGTTTGTTTTCTTCAGGTTCATTTCAACATTGGAAGCAAAGCCGGTTCGCTTTAGAGGAAATTCTTCACTGTATGCCGCGTAACATGCTGTGTTTTTTACAAAACCCAGCCCCTCGCGCTTCAGCTTTTCAAACAACATTGATGACTGTGGATTCTCAATAACAAACGGAATTTCCAAAGCTTTTACAAGCTCGCAAACAAACAATGCTGTTAAATCCCCGTTGACACCGCCTTTTAAATACCTTGAATAGATTTCCGGTATTTCCGGCGCGTTTCTGTCGACAAGTCTCTTGATTGACGTGTATGGGTGCTGCTTCCAATCATCGAACGTCCGAAGCCTCAACGTCTCTTTGCATCGGTAGGCATTCCCATTATTCCCTGCCGTCGCAAAGCTCCAAGATTCACACGGTGGGCTTGCCATCAGCAGGTCGAACGGCTCTTTCTTGTGCATATCGACCAGCTTTTTAATATTCTTCAGGTCTGACAAATCCATAACAATGTCAGCGTTACCAATTCCTACCGATACGACCTCATGGTCTGGTAGTGCTTTTTTTACACTACCGTTTCCATCATCGAATAAAGCTAAAATTCTCATTTATCATTTCCTTTTGTTGCGCCACTCTTCAAACTTTTCGCGCCGTTTTTGAATCACGATTTCATCGGCAGGCTGAAAACCTTTTCCGCCGCTCCAGTAATCGCCCTTGTCGCACTTGTAGCCTCCGAAGTAGAAGCTCGCCCGTTGCTCTGGCGTTTGCGATTTCTAGCATCTTGCAAACCCTCTCATCGGCGTGTTTGCCTCTGTCTTGAAGTTTGCGTGTTTGCAGTAAAAGCAGGTCTCACGCACGGTAACTATCCCAATCAAACGGTATCAACTTGCCGCCACCATCTCTCAAGCGGTCTCTGATACGGGCATCAACGTTTTCACGGAAATCTTTAGCCGATAAGTTAGTCAACACCAGCGTTGGCATAAGCCGCTCATATCGCCCGTTGATGACCGAAAACAAAATCCGACCATCCGTTTCAGACAGGTTGCCCGCGCCAAATTCATCAAGCACCAGCAATTCAGGTTTTACAAAAGTTCCAACAGCCTCTTTCTCGCTTCCGCCGTTGAAACTGTCTTTTACGGTCTGCAACATATCGCCAACAGTAATTACCACTGCACTGCGACCTGATTCGATAACCTTGTGAGCAATGCCACAGGCCAAATGATTTTTCCCAGTGCCACGCTTGCCTGAAAAAATCATATTCCGGCCAGCCTGCAAAACATCCTCGAAGTTTTCCGCATAGTCGGCGGCGGCATATTTTGCCCTTGCCATTCCGATCACGCCTTCATCGACCTTGAAATTTTCAATTCGGCAGTTTTTAAACCGTTCTGCAATGCCGGAGCGCCCAATGCGTTTTGACATTTCATCTTGCTTTAACTCACTAACAAGACGTTCGGCATATTCAACAGCTTCTTTTGCCGCTTTCAGCTTTCCGCAAATCGGGCAACCAGTCCAAACATTGCGGAAAACACTTTTCGCCAAATACTCGCCATGCTCCGTGCATTTGCGTGTCTCCGTTTTGGCGTTGCCATAGTTTTTTAAAAAATCGGCGGTACTTTTCAAAGCCATATCCACCCCCTTAGAAATCTGTTGTCGGCTCATGGCCGTATTCTTTGCCGTCCAGTACATCAGCCGTCATGTTGTGGGTTAAGCCACCATTTCCGCCTGACTGTTTGCCAAAGGTTTTATTCCTGACCCAATCAGCGCGAAAACTCCCCCAGCCGTTGCCAATGGAAAAAACAACTGCCTGAAATGCCGTCATGCCAACTTTTTGAGCCTCACTTGCAATCAGGCGCATAGCCGTCTCAGTCAGTGGTTGCCGTTTTGCTTTTCGGATTGTCAAAAAGTCTTCAGCAATTTGCCCCTCGATTCCATGCTCTGCCAACAGTGCTAAATCGGCTTCGTGTTTGGTCGTTTTTTTCGCTGTTTTTTCGTGCGCTGTATTAATATCTACGTTAGTAGATATTTGTTTTTTGTTTTTTGTATTTATGTGAC